TACGGTCTTCGGCGACGCTTACACCTGAAGCCAGCCGGTCAACGTCGTAGTAGAAGCTTCCCTCTATCGAAGCAAAGTTCGCCTCTCCTAATACGTCAGCGCCGACAACTGCGTTCACTGTCTGGTGGAACGTGCTGTCGCCAATCGTAACTTCAGCCGGTGCAGTCCAGTTTTGTTCCCAATAAGAGTCGGCGACAAATAGCGGCCAGAGCAATCCCTGCGGATAGTCCAGACGCGTCACGCGAATGACATCGCCTTGCCGTAATGAGTGGTTTGATATCGACGCTTGTATCCCGTCGGGGATACGCCAACCTATAAATTCAACTGACTGCGTAGACCCTTCGTTCTCAAATATGTGGTGGTACCATACAGCTCCTTCGTCATTGGCTGCTGTTGCAGCGAATGCACCAGTACCAGTTGCAGAGCCGAGCCTCACGGTGTCCTTATCAATGACCTCCAGGATCTTCATCGTGTCGCCCACGTTGAGATCGAACACGATATCAGATGTGTAGATGCCAGTACGTTTCCACTCGTCTGTCGCCGTACCGGTACCGGGATAGCCGCCGACAGTCCAGTTCACGAAGGCAATCTCAAACTTGTTTGTGAACAGCGTGCCAGCGGTCACGCGACGCAACTCTGGATCCAACGTTTCAGGTAAGACGTTTCCGAGCGGCGTGCATGCCGATTCCGGTGCCGGTATGCCCAGCCTGCGGAAAGTAGTCGGGAACGGCCCTGCGCCCTGCATGGCGATTTCCCGGTACGTCATTTTCGGGAAGCCATCGCCGGTGTAGTAGGTGCGCTCGCGCGTATCGCCCTTGACCGTACCGCGAGCCACGGAGACAAAATCACTCCACTCAAGCCACTTGGGATTACCGGCGTTGTCGAACAAGTGAATGGTCTTGTTCTTGTAGATATCCGACACAGCTTGGGTTTGGCCAGTGTCGCCCCATGGGACGAGGTCGCCAGACCCGAGCTTCAGATTAGTCGCAGTGACCCCTTCGCCTTCCGGCAATTTCGTGTCGGACATGCGGGGGCGGAGCCCCTTGAAGAATGCTGTCTTGAATCCGGCCACGGGTTACCGCCCGTAGTCGTCAGTGCGTTTACCGGCTGCTCGACTGAACGGTATGCCGCCGTACTCCACTTCGCGGTTAGGTTGACCGTATTCAGCTTGTGCTTTCGACTTCGCGGCCGTTACACCGTTATTGAATTTCTTCTCGTATAAGTTTCCGAGGTTTATGTTCGTCCAGTCCTTGCCGGGGATCTTCATCAGCTGTCCGAGCACCCCGAACTTGATTGCCTCTTCAAACTCGTAGAAGAGGAAATCGGGCAGGGAAACCAGATCGGGGGACGGTGCTATGACCGCACGGATATGCAAAGAGTCCGCGACGTTGGCAGAAGCGACCGGAATAATCAGTGCCTGCCCGGCCGCAACATGTGTCCATGCTTTGGGCGAGCTGCCCGTCTCAGTTGCCCAATCAGGGTTCTCCCGGTCGAGCTGATCGCGCGGCACGAACGGCAACGTGCGAGTGGCGTTATCCACACCGTAGCGCACCTTGTCAATCCGCACGACATGTGTGTCGGCAGGGATATGCACGGCCTCGGTGATAGTCGGGAACGTCAGCGCGGTGGTCCAATCGACTACGTCGTCGAGGTCATACCGCCAAGCTTCGGACTTCCGGAAAAACTGCCGCGTTATCCGCTTTGTGGCCGCAACCAACAGCGGTTCGGGGATACCGGGTAACTCAACACGGAGTTCCGGGTACAGGGTTGAAAGCGCAACGGCCATTATTCGCCCTCCGGTGGTGCTTTGTTCGAAGCACTCACGCTGTCCTCAACTGCTCGCTTGATCCCGAGGGTACCGAGAAACTGAGCATAGAGGTCTTTCTGAAACTGGTCTGGCATTGACTCCCGAGATTCCTTGGTCAGCGCGCGGTAAACCACATAGGAGATCAGTGACTCAGTGTATTCGTCACTAAGTGCCACGGTGGATCCTACGACAGTAAGCTCGGTTGGGTTAGCGGAATAGAGTATGCCCAGCCGCTTGTTGATAGCAGCTGGAGCCGGGTACAGGTAGAACGCCTTCGGCTCCCGGCTATCATGGCAGTAGTGCTCGAAATAGTTGGCGCCATCAGCTTTCGCGGTCACGTACTCCCATGTAGGCTCGTACGTGTCCAGCGCGTCCTTCTCCACGTAGCGAATAGTGCCTTGCGGTGTCGTGCCATCGTCGGCGTAGTTCTGAGTCGCCTTGATGAACTTGATGCCCCCCGACGGTAACAACTGGCGTGCGGTAACACTAGTTGTCAAATCGACAACTGTTTCTACGAGATTAGCTTCGGGGACAAGAACCACGATGGCGCGCTGGCCGGCGTTGATATAATCAATCAGCTCAGCGTCAGCCCAACGATACGTCGCGTTCTCGTCGTGAATTATCCTACGTACTTCGTCTATCAGGTTCTGTCCTGTAGCCATCTCAATCCGTTATTGCTAGATCTGGATCATCCTGCAATTTCTCATACTCCGCAAACACTTGCGTAGCAGTGGGCCGTTTGCACTCCGGAGGCATTTCGCCCACGACTTTTACCACCTTCGGTGTGCCATCGTTTTTGAAGTCCGTTGGGTCATTTCGAACCAGGATCTTCCGAATCGCTGAGGACAAGGCCTCAGCATCATCCACGCCAGTATCCTCTATTACGGCGGGGGCTTCTACTGGTGCAGGGACTTCTTTCGCCTGATTCAGCTCCGCTACTGGGAAAGGGCCGGATACTTGCTGTACAGGCGGCGGAGCGCCCAGATCGTCTTCAAGCGTCAGCGGTGCGTCGGTGTCGACCATGCCTGCCATAATCGCGTCCTCGCGGAGCGGGTCAGGGATCATAGTGGGTATGTTGGGTTCAACCAGCACGCAATGGCCGGATGTATTAGAAAGGCGGAAACTCCGCAGGGATATCATTACTGACATGTCAGCGTCCTCTTATTGTGTGAAGCTCAGAGCATAGCACGGACTCAGGGGTCCGGAAAGGGTAAAAGGTCCCCGGCCGAAGCCGGGGAACTTAGGCAAGCTCGGGATTAGCCGAGGTTTTCGTTGTTGCGACCAGAGGTGATGTAAGTCACCAGCAAACGCATGGCGCCAACTGTCGGCGACGTAGTGGTTGTGCCGAATGTTGGGGTTAGCAACAGATCCGGCTCACTAGCAGTCGTCTTGAAACCAGACACTATCGGAGGATTCGAGGGAATCCCGGTAGCATCGATCTCAACAATCGTGCCGCTGTACTCGTCTGGATCGGTGGCATCACCAAAGTCGGCGTCCATCGTACCAGCGCTCGCAAAAGCAGTGGTGACGTACGCTTTCATTTGAGTGAAAACAGACCCTTGGGGCACAGCACATAACGCGTAAGCGGTAGCGTGCAGCGGTATATCACCGAACACAATGTCGATGAAAACCGAAAGCGGGTATTGTCGTGCAACGTTTGGAATACTCATTTCTGATATCTCCCTTAAATCGCTGTGTCGCAAACGAGTAGACCGAAGTCCTCGTCTGTCGACGTCAGGTTGCTGTTAAATACCGGCTTCAGGAAGCCAAAGAGTTTTCCGACCGAGATACCTTGCTTGTTATCGTAGTCGAAGCCCTTCTCTACCCACTCAGGAGCGCCAATGTCGGCGATGCCCATCGCTTGCGCGCCGGCAAAGATAACTCGCTGTCCGTCGACATCCGAACCAGCACCCCATTTCTGGGAGCCAGACGTGCCACCGACAGTGTTAAACACATGACGGTACTCGTGGATCATCAGGCCATCCACCAAGACGGTGTCTGTGCCTTTGAACAGTTCATTACTATTACCGCGAACGCCGGCGTTACGGACGTTTGCCAAGTAATCGGCGTCCTGACGAAGTTTCGCCATGCCCTGCGGGGTCATGAAGACATGGTAGAACTCTTGTCCACCCGGTCCTTTGATACCGCGGATATAGCTGACTTTCGCCTGTGCTTTCAACTCGACCAACATCGCCCAGCTTGGAGTATCAGCAGCAATGACCGAAGCCGTTGCGCCTGCTTCCAAACCAGTCGTCGCATCCCAGCGATAATGACGGTTGGTTGACGGTGCGGTTACGTCGTCGGCATATTCCAAGCCAGCAAACGTAGTCGAGCTACGAGTACCGCCACGGTTAGTCAGCGAGTAA